GCCAGTTGCTCCTGATACACCAGTTGCTCCAGTATCACCAGTCGCTCCGGATACACCAGTTGCCCCGGATACACCAGTTGCTCCAGTATCGCCAGTTGCTCCAGTATCGCCAGTTGCTCCAGTATCACCAGTTGTACCAGTTACACCAGTTGCTCCAGTTGGACCAAGCATATTAAATAATGGTCTCCATTCTTTTATAAATCCATCATATTTATTTGAATTTATTAAACGAATAACTCCAGCTTGATATGCAGTATTAGTGTTTTCCCAAATATAAATATTATTACTTGAATCTATATATCCTGTAAAAAAATCTTGAAATGTAGCAGTACTAACTGGACCATCTAAATTATTTCTTACTCCTTGTATACCAGCAAATGTAGTAACATTATTAAATGTATCTATTTTACGAACTACTACATTTCCAAAATCACCAACATACATATTATTATTTGAATCAAATACAATAAAATCAATACCTTTTGCAAATTTTGCAGTTGCAATAGAGCCATCTCGATATCCATTACTATTATCAGGAGTATAAATAGTTAGATTTCTACTTGTATCTACTTTAAAAATTAAATAATTTTCATATGTTGCAGTTTGTTGATGTACACTTGCTGAACCAGGCATTCCACCATATAAATTACCAAAATTATCTACAGCTAAAGAATATCCTTCTCGTAGAAAAGTATAAGTTGGTAATATACCATTAATTCCATTACCAGGTATAAGAGTATTTGTATAATTATTATAAGTTCCAATATAAGTAGTTACATTTCTAGATGAATCTATTTTACGAATTGTATTAGTATCACCTACATATATATTATTATTTTTATCTATTGCTAAACAAGATGGATTAATAAATTTTGCATTTGTTCCATTTCCATCTAAATAACCAGATATTCCACTACCAGCAAAATTAGTAATATTACCAGATGGGTCTATTTTAAAAATTACATATTGTGCATAGTTAATAATATATATATTTCCATTAGAATCTATTACAGGATTACATGAAAAATTATAAGGTCCATTATATGTTCCAGCAAAAATAGAACAATTTCCAGAAGAATCAATTTTCATAATAAAACCATTATACGTTGAAGCATATAAATTTCCTAAAGAGTCTTTTGTAAATCCAGAAACTTTTAAAATAGGTCCATCTGATAATATTAAAGGAATAGTTACAACATTAGAAGAAGAATCAAGAATATATGTAGTTGGTGCAACTGATTCATTGTATTGATATAATTCGTAATTGATTGTATTTATAAATAAATCATTTTGAACTCCAGTAACGCCAATTTGATTTGTTCCTGAATATATCTGAGACCCATTTACACCAGTATCACCAGTTGCTCCAGTAGAATCTGCTGTTCCAGGCATTCCTGTTGATCCAGTATTACCATCTGCTCCTGTACCTCCCTTTATATTTCCTAAACTTTCCCAATAAGGTAATTGAGGTAATTCAATTTTACGAATTGCATTATTATTAAAATCAGTAATATATATTTTAATATCAGCACTAATAGTACTATAAGTAATACCGAATGCATTATTAAATCTAGCATTTTCTATACTACCATCTGTAAAACCAAAAATATTACTAGTTAACTTAGACACATTAAATTGCGCATCAATTATACGAATACAATTATTACCACTATCAGTTACATATATATTATTATTAAGGTCTACACTTATACCAGTCGGACGATAAAATTTTGCACCAATACCATTTCCATTTACAAATCCAGAATTACCTAAACTACCTGCAATTATTGTAACATTGTATTCAGTATCTATTTTACGAATAACATGATTGAGATAATCTGTTACAAATAAATTATTACTAGTATCAATTGTTATTCCACGGAAACCAAATGTATTATCTGAAACTATTGTAGTAACTTCTAATAAATTACTACTTATTTTTAAAATATCATTACCATAATTATTAACAATATAAATATTACTATCTTTATCTAAAGTAATACCAAATGGTGCACTAATTTTTTTTTCAGGATCATTAAAAGTAATTACATTGGAATAAGAATCAATTAAACGTAAACTATTATTATTTTTATCTGTTACATATAATTTTTGACTGGCATCAATAGCAATTCCATAAGGATTATTAAAAAGAGCTAATGTTCCTTCTCCATCTGTAGACCCTGGATCAAAAGGACCCCTACCTGCAAACGTAACAACATTTCCTGATAAATCTACTTTACGAATTGCATTATTAACACTATCTACAACAAATAAATTATTAATACCATCAAATACTAAATCCGTTGGTTGATTAAAATAAGCATTTCTACCATTTCCATCCTCAAAAGATGCATTATTTGGCCCACCCCCTGCTAATGTTGAAACATCTAATACTACAGAATATCTATATAAATTATAATTATTTGTATTTATAAATAAATCATTTTTAAAAGATTCATATAATAAAGGATCTAAATTACCATTAATAAATGGACCAACTATATCAGTAGAAATCATAGTTCCTCTATTTCCAGAAGGACCTGTATCACCAGTAAAAGTAGTAAAACCACTATTACCAAAATCAACTTTAGAAATATATATATAACCAGTAGAAGGAACTGCAATTTGAAATTGTGCATTTGCAGACATTCTAACACTAAGCCAATTTTTGACATTACTTTGTGGAATCCATGAATTACCATAATCATCTGAAGTATATAAATATCCTTGTTTAACAGCTGCTGTTTGATATTGTCCTGTTCCAGATACTGTTATACTAATCCAATCTCTTTTTTGTTCTTGTTGTTTCCATGAAACACCAAAATCATATGAAGTATATATATAATCGTTATATGCTACAGCAGTTTGAAATTGTCCTGATAAAGATAAACTAATATCTTTAAAAATAGAATTTGTACGAATATTTGCAATCACAAAAATTTTACCTGAATTTGTTGAAGTATAAATTTTTCCCTCCATAAGAATACAACCAATAAATTCTCCATTAAATGACATAACAATTTTTATAATATTACGCTGTTGTAATATTGATGATTTAAACCATGTATTACCATAATTATTCGTTCTATACAGTAACCCTGATTCTGCAATACAAATGATAATTGCTCCATTTCCTGATACAGAAATACTTGTCCATTTTTCTACTGGTACATTTTGTTTTTGCCAAGTTAAACCATAATTATTTGATACAAAAATAATACCTTGATATACACATGCTGCTTGATATTCTCCATTAGCAGACATTTCAATAGCAGTCCATTTATAAATTATATTAATAATATTCCATGAAGTACCATAATCACTTGAAATATAAATTGGACCATTACTAGAAACAGCTGTAATATATTTTCCAGTATCACAAATTGCAATTCCACCCCATGAATCATTATAATTACTAGATACCCAATTTGTGCCTATATATGAAGATGAGCTTTGTACTTCATAACTATCAGATATTGATAAAGAAAATAAATTTTTATTACTCATTATTAATTAGTTATAAAATATTTTTATTATATAATTAAATAATATAATTTTTTATATGCAAAACTGCGCTAGTTATCATACCACATAATATTGTTCCCCAAACAGTATCAATTACAGCAGGAATTAAACCATATTTAGCTATTACTGCTAAATTAGTAAAATTATATACTCCATACACTACTAATCCAAATAATGCTCCGTTAAAAATACTTTTATTTTTAATTGCAAAAATATAGAGACCATATGCTAATAATAAATAAGCAACAATAGCACCTATTATTATATTAGTTGAATCAACAGTTGCACCATTATTAATAGATTCAAATAAATTTTTATACATATCTTTATTTATAAAAGTAATCATAGGTAAATCTAAAAGTAAATATACGACTAAAACGATAAAAAAATTAAATAATTCTTCCATATAATATATATTTAGAAAATAAAATAAATTAATCACTATCTGTATCACTATCACTATCTGGCTTTTTAAACTTTTGAATTCCTTTATTTATAGATTCAGAATCTTCTTCATCATCTTCGCTCTCATCATCGTCCGATGAAGAGGCCTTAGGTGAAATAACTACCTTTGTAATTTCCTTTTTAAGTGTTGAAGGAGCTTCTAGAGGATTTGTAATGTTTTCATTATCATCTCCTTGCATCTTCTTAAGTAACTTATTTAGTTGAGTAAGAATATTATGTCTTTTCTCTTCCAAATTTGTAATCTCTTTCTTTAGAGTAGACAAAGATTGATTAACACTTTCCCATTCCTTAAATGTTACATTATAATCTGCTTCTATTTTTGATAGGTCTACTTTTGTATCATCCGTTGATTTAATAGTTTTACCTTTTTTAACAACTTCAGGTGCTGGCTTTTCTTTTTCTTCAGGTTTCTTTAAAACTTCTGGTTTACCTTTCTTTTTAACTTCTTTAACTTCAGGAACTGATTCTTCTTTTTTCTCAGGAATTGGTTCCTTTCCCTTCTTTTTAACTATTTTTATTGCTACTTCAGGTTTAACTTCAATTTTAGGCTCAGACTTAGGTTCAGGCTCAGGTTTAACTTCAGATTCAGGCTCAGGTTTACCCTTCTTTAGAACTGGTTTTTTCTTTACTTCAGGGATTGAATCTTCTTTTACTTGTTTCTTTGGAGGCATTGTAATAGAATAATTTAAAATAATAGGTTAAAAATACAATTTTTTTAGAATATATTTAAATAATAAACTTTTATATTTATTAATGAAAAGATATTTAACTTTTGACGATGTAGGAATCATACCAAAATTTAATAAAATTGCCTCCAGATTACAAACAAACATTTCTACTATAGTCCATAATAAAATGTATAATTATCCCCTTGTCCCAGCAAATATGGATACAGTTATTTCTAAATCTATGTTAGATAAAATTACTAAATTAAATGGTATGGCAATCTATCATCGTTTTTGTGATATAGATGAAAAAATAAAGTTAACCAAACAATATCCCCAAATGTATATGTCAGTTGGGATTAGTGAAGAAGAGAAGAAAACTATAGATATTTTATTATTAAAAGGAGTTAAAAACTATTGTATTGATGTAGCTCATGGGCATTCGGAACAAGTAGGTGATATAGTTAAATATATAAAAGCAAATTGTCAAAATGCTTCTATTATAGCTGGTAATATTTGTACTAGAGAAGGGTATAGATATTTGGTGGAATGTGGCGCTGATGTGATTAAGGTCGGTGTAGGCGGTGGTTGTTGTGTATTTAATACAAGAATTTTAATGGCAGATGGAATATATAAAAATATTCAAGATGTGAAAATAAATGATTTTGTAATTAATAAAGATGGTAAACCTGTAAAAGTTTTAAATGTAATGAATCAAGGAATTAAAAATGTAATAAAAATTAAAAATAATCTCCACTATAATGATAGTTTTTTTACTGAAAATCACCAATTTTTTATTGGAGATTTATCAAGCAGTAGTGAAAAATCAATATCTTGTTCTGGAATAGCAAAACTTTTAAATAAAGAAGCAAAAACAGTTCCAAGAAGTTCAAAATATAAATGGAAAGAATTAAAAGAGTGCACTTGGAAAAATACTTTTACTTTATTTCCAAAAATAATTGATTGGAAATTAGAAGAAAATTTTAAAATTGATTTAGTTGAATATTTAAATAAAGGTTCATATGATAATAATCAAATTAAAACAGATGGAAATAATATAGATAAAACTGTTTTCAATAGATATATTGAATCATCTTACGATTTAGGATACATATTTGGAACATTTTTAGGCGATGGATGTTCAAAAATTTGTATTAATAAATATACTAAATGTGAATCAGGATGCGTTACTTGGTATTTTGGTAAAAATGAAATAGATATTGCTAATAAATTATGTAATTCAATTAAAAAAATTTTAGATATTGATTTAGATTATAAAATAAAAGAAGATAAAAATGTTATTTTAATTATATTATACAATAAATGTTTCACTAAACTTTTAGTTGAATTTAATAAAAGAACTAATAAACACTTACCATCTAAATATTATTGTAAAAATAAAGAATATATTCAAGGTTTATTTGATGGATTAATAGATAGTGATGGTAATATAGATAATTCTACTAAAAATCAAAAAAGAACAATCTATTGTTTTAATAATACTAGTCCTGAATTAATTGAATTATTTCAATGGTGTTGTTTTAACTTAAAACTATCATTCTCATCATCAAATCGAGAAGGAACTTGTGGTGGACTTAAAAATATTACTGAAAATTCTGTTTTCAGTACAGCTTATAGAACAAAAACACACACTTTTAATAGATTTACTAACAATTATTTATATTCTAATATTTTAGACTCAGATAATACTAAAACAGAAATGGAAACTTGGGATATTGAAGTTGATTGTCCTACGCATTCTTTTATTGCTAATAATATGATAGTTCATAATTCCGCATGCACAACCAGAATGAAAACTGGTTTTGGAATTCCTCAATTTTCGACCATTGTAGAATGTAATAAAGAAAAGATAGAACTAGAAAAAGAAGGGAAACAATCTTGGTTAATTGCAGACGGAGGTATTAAAAATCCTAGAGATGTAGCACTATCAATTGGAGCAGGTGCAGATATGGTTATGATGGGAAGTATTTTTGCAAAAACATTTGATAGCGCGGGGAAAAAATATATTAAGAATAATAATTCTTATGAATTAATTGATTTAGATAAAGAAGTACCTGAAGGAAAAATTTATTCACATTATAGAGGTCAAGCATCACACAACTTTATGAAATCATATTATGGAGATAAAAAAAGTAGGGTTGCTGAAGGTGTTGATTTTTATACAGAATGTATTGGTCCTTTAGAAGCAGTTATTGATGAATATTCAGGTAGTCTACGTTCTTCATTAACTTATTGTGGAGCGGAAAATTTAAAAACATTTAAAAATAATATAGAATTTTTTGAGTCAACATCTAGTTATATGCCTGAAAGTAATTATAGAAATATATAAATTATTTTATAAGTTATAATATATATTATGTCAAGTTTAATTAAAGAAATAACGGTAAAAGGTAAAAAAGGAACAATGAATGTAGGTACAGATGGAACTGGTTTTTTACAAATAGGTACATTTTGGGCTTTTGTTAATAGAAATTATCCTAATCAAGAAATTAGAAATTTTCCCGGTGGTGCAGTTATGAGTGATATTGTAGAAGTATCTGGTGCTCCTAGTGTACCCACTGCTCCTAGTGTTCCTAGTGTTCCTAGTTCTTCTAGTGTTCCTAGTTCTTCTAGTGCTCCTAGTGTTCCTAGTTCTTCTAGTGCTCCTAGTGTTCCCAGTGTCCCCAGTGTCCCCAGTGCTCCCAGTACATCTATTGATTTCCAATTAAACTTTAGACCCACTGGAAGACGTTCTTATGACATTGACACTTCTGCTACCAGACCTACCGCTGGTACTTTCATTCCTATTCCTCAAATGGATGTAAGACCTATGGAATCTGTTTCAGACCTTGCATTTTTACAAGATAGACCTACCAGAGGACCTAAATTAGTATTATAAAAAATGAAATTATTATTAATTATATAAATGATTAATAATAATAAAAATATGGATTGGACTGTTAAAGCCAAAAAAATTTTACAAAAGTATTGGGGGTTTTCTACTCTCAAAGAAAAACAAATTGAAGTAATTAATGAATTATTGTTAGGTAATGATGTCATCGGTTTATTACCTACTGGTTATGGTAAATCAATGTGTTATTTGCTTCCTCCTTTATTAACTAAAAAAGCTATCATAATTATTTCACCACTAATTTCATTAATGGATGACCAAAAAGATAAATTATTAAAAATGAATATTGGAGTGTCTGCTTTACATGGCAACAATAAAAGGAAAGACCAAGAATTATTTGAAATTATTGATGGTCAAATAAAAATTATTTATATGTCCCCTGAATACTTAATTAAAGGTGATGGATTAGAATTAGTAAATTCTATGATAGAAGCTAAAATATTAGGATATTTAGCAATTGATGAAGCTCATTGTATTAGTGTTTGGGGTCACGACTTTCGACCTGAATATTTAAAAATAAGTACCTTCCGTGAATTATATCCAGATATTCCTATTTTAGCTGTAACAGCCACTGCTACTAAATTAGTTGAAGAAGAAATAGCTACTAGTTTACTTTTGAAAAATCCTGCTATAATTAGAGCTAACTTTGATAGACCTAATTTATATTTAAAGTGTTTGGAATATAAGAAAGAACCCAAGGAAAAAACTAAAACTAAAAAGAAAAAACTTGACCTTCCTGAAGAAAAAGAGAATGATATCAAAGATGAAATAGATATGGAATTATTAAAGCCTTATTTTGAAAAATATAAAAATGATAAAATAATTATTTACACCAATTCTAGGCATTTAAGTTTAGATTTATCAAATGAGATTAATAAAGTTTATGGAAGAATATCTGAAGCATATCACGCTGGATTATCTAAAGGAATGCGTGAGAAGATCCAAACTAAATTTACTGAAGGAGAAATTAAAATTATGGTCTCTACTATTGCTTTTGGAATGGGTGTCGATTTAGTTATTCGTTGTGTAATTATTGTAGGTGCTTCATCTTCTATTGAAGAATATTGGCAACAAATTGGTAGAGCTGGAAGAGATAATTTAGATGCAGAAACAATAGTATTTTTTCAATTTAGGTCATTAATAATAGCAGAATCACTGTTAAAAGAAATTAAAAATCCTTTTGTTAAAAAAGCAAGAGAAGATAATATAAAATCTATGAAAAAATATTTTTATCTTAGTACTTGTCGAAGAAAATTTGTATTAAAGCATTTTAATCAACCTCCTAAATTCTTTACTTGTAACAAATGCGATAATTGCTGTGAAAAAGAATTAACTGATATTACTCCTTTAGTTTGGTCAATTCATTTCCCTTCAGCTAAAAATTTAGATACATCTCATTTGAATAAACATGAAATAGAATTTATTAAAAAATCTTTAAAAAGTCCAAAACTAAATAGGACTAATAATGTATTTTGTGAAATGGATTTATTAAATTGGAAAAATTATGTAATCAAAAAGAAGTATACTTTTGAAGATTTACCTGATAACTTAAGAATTAGAATATATTTCAAAGATATATATGATGAATATATGGCTAATCAATATGAAAGAAGTGAAGATGTTTTTGATAAATATTCAGATATGCTGAAAGATATTAAAATATAATTTGATTTAGCATAAATCCTTTAAATATCAAAATACTAATATAAAATCATTTAAAAATTATTTTATATAATATAGTAAGTAAAAATGTTCCCTTTAATGCTATCATTTAAATCTAAAAGTTAATAATAATATTAGCGAATAGGATATGTAAATGATAAAACATACTGAGGAAAAAATTAACAACTTTCGATTTATTAATATAGTAATAGTTGCGATTAATAGATAATTACTTAGATTAACTACATTAATCTTTGGTTGTTTCTTAATTTATATTTTAAGAAATGTTAAAATTATTAATTAATTTATTATGTTCCCTTGAGGAAAAAAATTGAAAGTAATATATACTGATTTTTACACTATATATTATTGTATATTTACCTTACTTAAATATCAAACAAGCTTCCTTTTATAATAATACTAAGTGGATTAGATTATCATAAATGAGAAGAACAAAAAATTTATTTATTAACATAGAAAAAATTAATTAATTGAATTCAGGTTTTATAGCTCAGTTAGTTAGAGCATCCGGCTGTTAACCGGAAGGTCTTGGGTGCGAACCCCAATAAAACCGCCAGCCCTTTTAGCTCAGTAGATAGAGCGTCCGCCTTCTAAGCGGAAGGTCGTGGGTGCAATCCCCACATCGGGTAAATTTTTATTAAAAAAAAAATTTAGTGTAATTTTTTATTAAAAGAAAAAATTAGGGTAGAATATTATATTACCGTATGGTCTAGTAGCTCAGTGGTTAGAGCATCCGTCTTATGAGCGGAAGGTCGCGAGTTCAATCCCCGCCTAGACTACTTATTAAATAAAAGGATAAGCTTTTATTTAAAAAATAATTCTTTTACAATGAAATTACATTAACTCATCTGTTTTCTTTAAATAATAATAATAAACTACTAGTTTTTGATATAAACTGAGTAATTCATTATAGTTTTTCTTAGGATTTTTTGATAAATATTTAAATTTTTTTTCTATTAATTTTATATCCTCCATATGTATATATATATGTCTGAAAATAGTTTAATTGTACGTCAAAAATATATCTCTAAATTATTTGATAAAGTAGAAAGTCTCCAAGAAGGTATTCAATTACTTGAAAAGGTAGATAGTAAAATCTTTAAAAAAAGTATGTCCAGAACTATTCAAGCTGGAGGTGCCGCTGTTACAAATAACGGAATCAGCATTAAAGGCTTAGAAAGCGAAGCTTTAGTTACTAGACTCAAATTAGAACAACAAAAAGGAGTTATTGAAAAAGCTAGAACAACTATTGATACTTTGAACCAAGGATTAGCTGGTGTTAGAAGTTCTTTGGAACAATTACATAAATTAATGCAAGATGTCAATGATAATATTAAAATTGATCCTTTGGGAGATGCTCAACTTCCTGACTTATCTAGCTACGGTAAACAAACATTATACAATGCCTTCAAAAATATTCCTTACACTGATATGGTCAAAGTTGCATCTGACAACACTGAAACCTTATATGCTTTATTAGAAAAAGCACCTTCTGTCTTTACTGAAAAATTAACTGGCGACAAAGGTATTTCTAGTGCAGACTACAGTGCATTATTAGCAAGACTTCATGGTGCATCTTCTTCTACTCCTGGTGTTGCCCCACCTTCAATTAGTGCTTATACTGGAGTAAATGAATCTCCTTCTGGTTCAGCACCTGCACCTGGTTCTTCTGCACCAGCACCTCCTGGACCCAATAACACTCCTTCTGTTCCCGGTCAAAGTGGTGGCTTCTTTTCTAGTTTCTTTATGCCTAAAAAAATGGAAGATTCCGTTACGTCTAGTGAAATGCCTTTCACTGCACAAAACTTGTATTCTGAAACATCTAACTACTAATACATATCTAGTAATTTAGTAGCAAACTCTTTATCTTTAATATCTTTCAAAATCGAAAGATATTTTTGAAATTTAATCTTTTTAAAATTAAAATATTCATCCTGTTGTGTTTTACTTGCTTTTGAAATAAGTTTAGCAATCTTTTCTAAATCTGATGTATTTTTTAATTCAAGAAATTCGTCTGAAGTTAATTTAGTTTCAACACCTTGTATAGATTTTATTTGTTCAACATCTTTTTCTAATTTTATATGTAAGTCATCTGCTTTTTCAACACTTAAATTAACTAAATTTTCCTTCTTACAAATTTCGCAAATTTTACATTTGGGACAATTTATAACTGGGATTTTTGGACAGTCAGGACATTTACCACCAATAGGGCACTTGAGACATTCTGGACAAGGTTTATCACGGCTTTCCCTTACTGGAACTTGAACTATCTTTTCAACTATTTTTTCAACTATCTTCTCAACAGGAACTTCAACACGTTTTTCTACTATTCTATCAACAGGAACTTCAACACGTTTTTCTACTATTCTATCAATAGGAACTTCAACACGTTTTTCTACTATTCTA